CAAGTCTTTTCTTCCTTTGCCCAAGGTGACTGTGCATATGCACCCCACGCATGTGCGCGATGGTGGCGTTTGTGCCACTCGATCTTACGTACGTTGAAGATACTTTTGACTAGTTCAGGGTTAAGTGCAAGACTGTCATCTCTATATAGATCGTGTCCTCCACTGTATGAACCAACTATGAATGCATCATAGTCGTTCTTGATACCCAAGGTCTTTTCAGAGATCTCTAAAACAGTCTCTAGTATCTCTCTTTCTTCTTCTTTTCTTGCATGTCCCCTATAGTGTTTTATTCCTGTTAATTTTTCAATCTCTATGACGTGAAATGTTTTTGTTTGGTCGTTGTACAAACATATTGAGGAATCGTGTCCCCAATAAGCAGCGGCCAAGTTAGCCATCAGGTTCTCCTTTTCCTAGATGTTTTGCATGGATTTTACACCCTATAAATGAATTGTAATAATCATCACTTAGCAAGACATCTTTCTCGAACTGAATCTTTGCTTCGTAATAAGAACAATCTCCCTTCGTCTTACACAGACGTAGGATCTCTCTATGATATTTTTCGCCACCGTGATCTTCTACCAGTATCTTTAACGCTTCATTACTACCATAGTACTCACGCCAGTCAGACTGTTTGGTAACCTTACGTTTCCGTTTGGTTCCTTTGAGAGGGGGTAATCTGCGAGTAGACCAGAAGAACTTCTTCCCGATATATTTCTTTCCATCAGGATCGGTGATACAATAGACAAACCCGACGAAGTCTTTTAGGAAATCTTCGTCGGGTTCAAAGTCTTGATCTTCGTACAACCAAGTATTAATCTTCCCACTCCTCCTGAGAAGGTGTACCACACATAGGACAGTGGGTAGGCTTCTCTTCAGAGTTCTTTACTATGAGGGTGACAGCAGCATCGCATACTCCACACACCATTTCATATTCGTATTCCATTGGTACCTCCTCATGCAACAGCGACCTCAGTTTCCCAACCCCAGTCACCTTCCATTCCATTAACCGAATACTCGGTCACACGTTTTTCAAAGAAGTTGTCATGAGATGCGCCATTCAATACCCAATCTAACCAAGGTAAAGGATTGTCCTTTTGTCGGAACTTAGTTTTAAGTCCTAACTGAAGTAAGCGTCTGTCTGCAATGTGACGAATGTACTTTCGTACTTCTTCTTTGGTGAGACCCTGAACGTCATTGCCTTTGAATGCAAGTGCGATGAACTTATCTTCAAGATCTACTGCTTGTTTTGCCATAGTATATATCTTTGATTTTAACTCATCATTTACGATACGTGGATGTTCGTCACAGAACTCACGGAATAACTTTGCATTACCCTGCACGTGAATGGTCTCATCACGAATAGACCACTCAACAATTGTACCCATACCCTTCATCTTACCGAAACGTTGAAAGTTCAACAACATCACGAATGATGCGAACAGTGACATACCTTCATTGAATACAGACTGCGCGAGTGCTAGTGCCAACCCAGTTTGAGTACTACAATCTCCGTCTTTCATGAAGTCAATCTTATCTGACATCTCCTTGTACTCTAGGAACGCATGGTACTCTTCGTCAGCAAGACCTAGTGTATCATTCAACAACGCATATGCACGTTGGTGTACGCCTTCACGGTTTGCAAACGACGACAACATATTACGCACTTCATTGTTCTTAAACTTTGGTATCAACAACTCATGGTAGTTTTCGCCTACCTGTACATCTGACTGTGTAAACAAACGAAGAACCTGAGTAACAAACTCTTTCTCTTCTTCCGTCAATTTAGTTTTCCAATCCTGAACGTCTTCACTAAGTTCTGCCTCATCTTCTACCCAATGAACCTCTTCGTGTTTCTTTGTCAGTTCAACTGCCCAAGGATACGCGAAAGGTTTGTACGTCTTACTGAACTCTAACAACATCTATCTTTCCTCTGATTAATAGTTTTTGAAATGATTGTATTCTTTTGGACTCCATATGAAGTCACTTGATATGGTACGTATGTATTGATAATCTAAACTTTCCATCAACTCTACAACACCAAACGAACTCTTTATTCCCTCTGGTGTTTTTAGAGAATGTTCTGTAGTAATGACTGGTCGATTTCTCTTTATTGTTTCTATTCCGCCCTTCAATACCTCCAGTTCAAGACCCTCAACATCTATCTTGATAAAGTCCACTTCGGTAAACCCAAAAGAATCTAACGTTCGGACATTACATTTAATAGGATCATGATCATTTATATCAATGTTTTTAAAATGAGAAGCATGACCTGAGAATCGTGGGTTAAAGTAAATGTCTATCTCACCTTCATCCTCTCCCAGTCCATATGGGAAAACCTCAACATTGTTTAGTTCTCGACCTTTTACATTTTCAACTAAACAATTTAAAATGTCTGGTACGATCTCAAAGGATTTAACCTCATCAAACTGTTTTGACAGGTGTTCAGATACAAACCCGTAGTTTGCACCAACATCAATAGCCACTCTTTTATTGGTTGTATTGAACGCAAAGAACTTATCTAGTTTTCTGAGAAAGTTGTGATCATAAGGTTTTTTACCAGAAACAAAATCAAGAGCAGCCCCTGACTTTTCATCTGTTAAGAATACCCAATTTCTTTGTTTGCTCTTTCCACCCATCTATCCCTCACATGCACGACACTCTTCTGTCTCTTCAAGTTGTAGTGCGCCATTGGATAACCACTTCATAAGATCATCATACCCACCAATGTATTCACCTTCTACGTAGATCTGTGGTACAGTTTTTACATCCTTACGTCCAGTTATCTCTGCGGCAGTCTTACCTGCATCTTCAATATCAATGGCATCGTAGGGAATACCTCGTAATTTCAACTCTTCTTTTGCGAGTTGACAGTATGGACAGTTCTTTTTGGTGTATACTAGAGTACGTCGATCGTCCTGTAGTGCGACACGTTCAACCTTCTCAGATACATTCTCTGCACGTGCCTTTGCTTCTGTACGTAGATAGTACAGACCCTTGAGTCCTTCTCTCCATGCTTTCAAGTGTACTTGGTTTACGTACGCCTTGTCTGATCCTGAAGGGAAGAATACGTTAACAGACTGACCCTGACATATGAAAGGTTGTCGATCTGCTGCGTGTGTTATTACCCAGTTCTGGTCTAGTTCTTGTGCAGTCTTGTAGATTGCTTTCTCACCTTCAGTTAGGAATGGTAGGTGTTGTACCGATCCTTTGTTGGTGATAATAGAAGTCCAGTTAGATTCTGTGTCCTCTCCTTTAGACTTCAACAGATCCACCAAGTATGCATTCTTAACTAAGAACGAACCTGCACGTGTGCGGTGTGTGTATGCACATGCCTTCAGGGGTTCAATAGAAGGACTAGTAGAGAGGATTACTCCACTGGATGCATTAGGTGCAATTGCTAACAGGTGAGAGTTTCTACGTCCAGATCCGATTCCATCTGGATACTCACCTTTCTCCACTGCAAGTCTTTCCGTCTCTGCCACTGCTGCTTCGTTAATATGGTTGAACACAACGTGATTGATCTCTCTGGCCTTGTCTGATTCCCACGCCACTCCGTGTTTCTGGAGTAGACTGTGGAAACCCATTGCACCAAGTCCAATAGATCTTTCTCTTTCAGCAGAGTATTTTGCACGTGCAATTGAGTCGGGTGCGTGTTCGATGAAATAGTCAAGGACATTATCAAGCATACGAATAAGGTCTTCGACAATCGTAGTGTCTTTCCACTCATCATAATATTCCAAATTAAGAGACGACAAACAACATACCGCAGTGCGATCAGCGGACGTGGGTAGGTGTATCTCGTTACAGAGATTACTACCATTGATCTTTAATCCCAGATCTTTTAAAGGTTTGGGTAGATACTTGTTTGCAGTGTCAATAAAGTTTAAGTAGGGTTCACCTGTACGGAATCGTGTCTCAAGGATACGTTCCCATAACTTACGTGCATCTACAGTATCTTTTACAGAATCGTCCTTGGGATCACGCAGATTGAACGGAAGACCCATCGTCACACACTCCATGAACTCATCTGTGATGTTGATGGCGTTGTGTAGGTTGAGTGCCTTGCGTTGAACGTCACCAGTAGGTATACGCATGTTCAAGAACTCAATGATATCGGGATGAGACACATCCATATATGCAGCATAAGAACCCTTACGAGTCTTACCCTGACGGTATGCAATCATATCTGCATCTACGGTGTGTAGGAAAGGCATAGGGCCAGGCGCAACATCTGATACCGTACGTACGTCACTCCAGTGACCACCGACACCACCACCGAACACAGATAACCATCGTAGTTCTGCGGTATGATCGATTAACCCTTCTAGGGTGTCCGGAACATATGTTAGGAAACAAGATATCGGTAAACCTTTACTTTTACCCTTACCGTTTCCATTGGGTGCATTGGACAACACAGGTGACGCAAACATAAAGTATTTCTTAGATACGTAGTCATACAAACGCTGTGCAAGTTTTTCATCTCCTCCTGACCATGCAATTGCTGCACGTCTGTAACCTTCTTGGGGAGATTTCTCATTATCATTTAGGTAGAAATCTTTTAACATTCCCACTGCGTAGTCCTGAAGGACAGAGTCGCGGGATTTATCAATCTTAACTGACATAGGTTTGTCTCGGTTTAGTTTTAGTAACGTTTATATGAAGGTACAGTATACACTGTACTTAGTCTTTTGTCAACTGTTCCGAGGACAATTCTTCATTTTTTTCCAACCAATCTTCACTATCCGTATCAGTATCTTCTTGTGTTGCTTTGCGATAGTATAGAATGATTTCCTTCTGCTCTAGTATATACCTACGGATCTCTTGTAGGTTGAACGCCATGTTCTCATAACCCTGTGGAGTCAGACCCATCAAGACGAACGCACCGGACTGTAACTTCTCAAGTTCAGCAATCTTTTCGTCTTTATTCTTCTCCGTGATCACAAAGAACTGCACATCTTCTAGGTTGATGGCTTGTGGTAAAGGTGGTTGGTAAATCTCTAAAGTCTTGTACTCCGTTACAGTCTTAATAATTGGTTCCGGAACGACAGGTTGTTTCCCTCCCCAGTTGATAGAGGGCATACCTGCACAACCAGTGAGTAATACTATAGATGATATAAAAAGGAGTCTACTGAACATCTGCATTTTCTATCTCCTTGCTGTCAGTTTCAATTGAACGGAATACCGCGGCAGTACCCTTGTTTATTCGTGGTTCGATAAGACCCGGCTTTGCTCTTGCCAGTCTGGTCATGTCGTGTCGTTTGAATATACCTAGGTACTCATCACGTTCTTTCTTTAGTTGATTTGATTTCTCAGTCAACTCACCTACTGCCTTGAGTTGATCTTGTAGATTATTTTCTGCACGTTCTCTTGACTTCTTCTCAGTCTCGATTGCTTGTTCCAACTGGATCTGGTTTGTTTTGAGAACAGAATTATTGGATTCTAACTGTGCGATTTGTTTCTCAGCATTATTGAGAGTCACGGTATGATATCCCCAACCTGCTGCTGCAAGTACTAATATCAGGGGTAACATCTTTAACATTCCAAACATCATTTCACCTTTTTAATTTGATAGTTGAACGGGTGTTGCGTAATTAACTCAAACTCCTCTCCGGTGGTCAGAACCCCTTTGAGACATTTGTCATTAATTTTATCTATATGTTTAAAAAGGTACTCTACTCTGGAGGCTTCATCCCGCCAAATATGGACTTCCCATTCATTATTAAGGTACTTGGATATTGCATTAACAATCCCAGTCCAACTTGAGGATACAATCCTCGATAACCCTTGCCATATTTTCTTCAAGTTCTTCTCGCTCCTTATAATATTTGTACATTTCTGTTTTATGACTCGGGGGTAGTTGATGGAACTGAATCCATTCTTCGGGAGTCATAAACTTTTTTGCGGGGTAACTGATTTCAAACCCTATCTCGTAATAGGGTTGATCAGTCGCTAGATCTATCTTTTCTTCTAGGCTACCAGAAAAGGCAACGCACCCCGTCAAAAACAGAGAACATATTAGGAGTGCGTATAGTTTCACTTTCCTCGACGGACTCTTTTACCTGCAACCTCAATATAGTTCCGAGTCAAGACCTTAGTCTTTCTCTTCTTCTTGGGTTGCATGTCCGCAGTATCATGTGGTATTCCCGCATCGGCTGCGGTCATCGCATCTTCGTACATTTGTTTAAACGTTTTCATTTAGAATACCAAGCACAACGCGATACCAAAGAGCACACCAAAACCTTTGTGTACCCATGTCATTTCGTAGTCTGTCATGGCATACCGAACCTGAAGACTATCCTGTTGGTTTTCGTGCCACATCTTTATTTTCTGTAGGATGTTCATCTTGTTATTTCTCCTAGAGTAACATACAATGAGTGTCCTGTATTTATGTGTTCAACACAATAAACTCTCTGTCCTAACACACTTCCTACAGGAAAACAACCTTCTTTCACTCTTATATTGTCGTTTTTGTTTGCGATTTCTGAACACAACTTGATGTCCAGTTTGTTTTCCCTCAGACGATAAACACCTTGACCTAACTCGCCACCATCCGAGGTATACCACTTTGAATCTTCTTCAAGTAATTCGAAATCTAAATCAGAGTTTGCAATGATTTTGTCAATAGACTTATCACTCATGTCGTACTTTTCTTTGATCAGAAACAATGCAGCTGCATAGGATGCGAGTTTACTCCCACCGCCAGGCACTTTGTTCAGTAGACGTTTGACATTAAATACCAGTCTCATGAACGTACTGTACGCATCTTTCTCTTCTGTAGTCTTGATCTTCTTCGACTTATTCCGGACACCCTTATCATCGATCAAACCTAATTTGAACGCGTCGGTATCTTCCCAAGGTGTTGTCAACATCTTGATGAATCGAAATGTGTAGTAGAGATCACCTGCTCTTGACGCTAGTGACATTATATTTTCCTCAGTTCTTCAACGATCCTAGGATCCATTGGGGTACTAGCATATTTAGTGTTTTCAATATGTCTAAGGTAGATTAAAAATGGTTTAATTATAGACCAGTCTGAATCACTTGGGATTTTGAACTCTAACATTCGTAGACCCGCCTCGACTCCAAAGACGTTGAAGATAACGATGAGGTGGTTTAGTAGTAGGTTTACAGGGGGACTACCGTTATCATGGTAACGGGTTATGAGACGTTTAATGTATTTAAAACGTTTTAGATCTTCATAGAACTCTTCTGCATCCACACATCGTGGATTGTAATAGTTCCTTATCGCGAATAACTCAAACGTGGAGTCTTGCAGTTCGTCGAACAAATGCATATAGTGGGTTCCGAATCTCAATTGTTATGGTACTATCTATACTGTAAAACTTTCCCCACAACCACACTCACCAGATTGGTTTGGATTAGAGAACTCGAAACCTTCATTGAGACCCCTTTTGACCCAATCTAATTTTGTACCATCAAGATACACCAGACTCTTGGAATCGATAACTACTTTAAACTGATCAAACTCTGAGACATTATCATCGTCTTCAATATTGTCTGCAAACTCTAGAACGTATGCTAATCCCGAACAACCGGTAGTTTTGACTCCTAGACGTATGCCAATACCTCTAGAACGTCCCTGTAGTTGATCTACGACACGTTTCTCTGCGGTGGGGGTGAGAGTGACACTCAAGTGAAGACACAGAGATCAATAAGTTCTGCGACAGCTCTTTTCTTTTTTATGTCTTTAACTGCGGCTTGAATGGCATCCTCAGCGAGTACTGAACAGTGAATCTTCACGGGTGGTAGTGCCAACTCTTCTGCGATCTGCGTGTTCTTGATTTGTGCGGCATCATCGACATGTTTACCTTTGACCCACTCGGTCAAGAGAGAACTGGATGCAATTGCTGAACCACAACCGTAAGTCTTGAACTTGGCATCCTGAATGATACCTTCTTTAGATACCTCGATTTGCAGACGCATCACATCACCACAGGCAGGTGCACCGACCATACCAGTACCGACATTTTCGGCAAACTCATCCATACGACCTACATTACGTGGATTCTCGTAGTGATCTATTACTTTCTCTGAGTATGCCATTAACTGAGTTTCCTCTGAATCCACTTGAATAGTGCGTAAATACTTAGACCATAGAATGCTAGAACACTCATAGGCAATGCAATATAGATTAACTCCCACGGAGATAAGAACGAGACTTCCCATGTGAACTGTGCGACTGCCTCTGCGTCACCTAGTTCTGCACCCGAAAAATCTTCTATGTCACATTCGTCCATTAGACTAGTCCGCTAAAGGGTTATCAAGTACTGTTTGGATCTTCTTATTGATCCTATCCTCTAACGCTTCGATCTGAAGTCGAGTATCGTTTTGTAAGGACTCTCGTTTCGTGTCAAACTTCTCGTTTGCCCGTTCTACCTGACCATCCACATTCTCTTCCATCGACCTTACCTGCGACGAAAATCGGTCTACGCGACGTTCCATACGATTAAAATCGTCTCGGAGATCATTCTTTATTGATCGAGAGTAATCAATTGCCTCATCAAGTTTAACGGTGATCACATCGTTACGTGCTTGAATATCGTCTACGTCAATGTTCTGGACAATCTCTTTCATGTCCATGTAGTCTTTATAAAACTCAAACGCAGCCCATGATGCTCCACCCAAAGTTGATAGAACAGTCAGGACGATGGCCATCATTCCACCCTGAAACTTTATACCGGCAATTTCTATTTCTGCCATGTCTTACCCCTAATTCTCTTCTGCAAACTTTAAGTTCCTGAGATTATAAACCTCGGCTTCCAGTTTGCGGATTTCTAGTTCCCTCGCACGTAACTCCAGTTGATACAACTTATTACAATCTAGACGTTTCTTTGGTGCACCGAGTGGAACAGTTATTTTTGCGTACACCCCCACATCCCTTACAAATCCGTTTTGGTTATACCCTTCAGGATACACACCAATGTTTTGTTGACCGAAAGTTTGGTAAGGATCATTTTGGTTCAACACACCTAACACACCGAACTCTACGTTTGTCGCAGATCCGATAGCTTGTGAACACTCGAATTGTCCTGCCCGCACTCGATCGGACTGATAACTTTGTGATGAACTTGGTAGTGCCATATTGAGTGAGTTTGATTGTCCCCAAACAGACATACTAGTTAACACCAAAAGCATTACTAAAATACTTCTCATTTTATTCTCACTTTATCTTCGAACAGATTCTCGAATATAACATAGTTTTGGTTTGGCTGTCAGCCAAAGGTCTTGACTTAGAACAGATATAGACCGCTCGATCTTTATCTGCATCTCTTATGTATATATCAATTTTCTTTTGTTTCATGTAACCAACCTGAATAGTATTTAGTGCAAATTGGTTGGCCGTTAATGCGAAAGGCACAGGATCCATGTCACCGTCGTGGACAGTTACCTTATAGTAGTTTATTTCTTTGCGAGAGTTGAATAGTCTCATTTGTGTCCGGTAAACGCCAGGGACATGGGACATGGTCAACTTAGGGTAGGTAGGTAACCACTCATGGGCAATCCCTTGCCCACTCGCGGTTATTATAATCAAAAATGATAGTACACGCCACAGTTCCATAATCTTATATCTCAGTTAAATGTAAATATCAAATAATATTCCTTTACGATATCTATATCCATATTTCATTCGTAAATAACGTGCACGATTCTTAGATGGCAATACACTCGGCAATCACAGCAGACTGATATTGTCCGCCAGGATATGCACGACCTACACCATAAACAGCTTCAGAATCGATCTTGAACCATGTAGATCCAGCAACGGTGAGAGCGATCTCAGTTACGTTGTTGTACTCTATCTTATCATTATCATACGCACTCATATTTGCGTCTGATACTTGATCTACGGAAACATCACCTGTCCAGTATACAACGTCGGTTAGTGCGGGACTTTCAGTGAATGTCTCAGGTGAGGTTATTACTGCTTTGTAATAACTTGCCTGAATCACATCAAATCGAACTACCGGTCGTACACCACCATCAGCAGGATCAGTACTCAAGGTGCCTGGCGCGGGGTTACCAAACACCCCACCGATATCTTGAGTAACTACACATTTGCTTTCCACAGAACCTGAAACAGGTACTGAGGTAGACGCATATGCAGTGTTGCCTAAAACCATTAATAACAATAATACAAAAGACTTCTTGAACATTTTATGTTCTCCCTTTTATTCTACTACTTATTTTGCATACTGTAAATTAACTAATTCCTGATGCTTTAAATCTTGCGCCAGGCCAACTCTCAAACCTTTCCTACTTCTGGGAAGTTTAGCATCCACCAACACTACTGTGTCACTGTATGTCCCCCCTTCAATAGAATACGTGTACCCCACTGGTATTCCTTTCAGTGCGATCAAACTATTGTGTAGTGCAACTTGTTCCGCACTAAACTCTGTCACTGTTGCCATGCCAAGTAAGTTCTCTAATCTTGCATCGGACTCCTCTACTTGTTCTGCCAACTTACGGCGTTCTCGACGTTCTTCTTCTTCGTCTTCTGCTCGCATATTTGCCTTTCTGTCTAACTCATCCTGAACGTAATCTTCGTCCAATGGATCGACTACTTCAATATTTTCCATTGCAACTGCGAATGGATCTTTATAGCCTGGACATGTGGGATTACTTTGTGGGTCAAAACATGGATCAAACTGATATCCATAAACGACTTCCGTGTCAACCACCTGTCCTTTACCTTCAATTTCTATAGATCCTCTACCCCAAAAATCAATTGGTATTAGGGGTACAGGTACCGATTTAGTGATTGAGTTTCCACCCAAACCACTCCAATCGTCCGTTTCGCGGAAGATATAACCA